GCTTTCGAGGAGTTGGTTGCAGAGTTGGGTGCAGCATTTCTATGTCAGCAACATGGCATCAAAGGCGATTTACGCCATGCGGGTTATATAGATTCATGGTTGAAATGCCTGAAAGCAGATAGCAGAGCGATATTTAAAGCCAGTGCATTAGCACAACAAGCTAGCGACTTTTTACTGGCTTGTGGCACTGATAAGCAAGTTTTGATTGAAGATGAACTGTTAGCAGCATAAACAAAGTAGGGGGATTCTCCCCCTATTTCCTACACTTTAGGGGATTAGATAATGTTAAATGATTACTATGATTTCAATATATCAGGCCATTTTTTACCTGCAATTATCAATGGTGACTATTCTGGATTAAATGATTTTGAGGTGAATTTGCTTGATGATTTTATAAATAAATATAGCAAATTAGATAATGCAACATGGGACATTGATTCTATAGAAAATCAAAGCAGCCATTTTATAAATTGTGACATTACCGAATTGTTTTCTGATTGTTATAACGTCAAGTTGCACTTTACTAAATAATCAAATAGGGGGATTAGATAATGAAAATAGATCACGCAAGAATATTGTTTTCCTACTTGTCAAACTTTCCATTATCCGAAATGGAATCATTAAAAAATGCTACTGAAACATGGGTGAATGCTGCTTTAAATGGCAACTATTCTGAAGCAGTAAACGCAAGGGCTGGATTTTATGCAACTGTAGCCAATGCGACAAATAACCTGATAGAGCACGATTTTAGATATATCGAGCAGGTTATTAACGAAGAAATAAGGGGATAACCATGAAAACAATGAAAACAAGGCAACCATTAAATGTAGGCAAAAAGCACAAGGTATTTACCGATTTTGGTACGTTTTACGTTTACCTAAGTTTTGCAGTAAAGCAGCAATTTGAAATAGGAAACGTCACGTTTAACGCTATTGGCGGGTATGCAAGTAATGGTTTTAAACCAGATAAACCTATACCTGAGAGCTGGATTGTTGATCTAAGTAAACCATTAATAGGGGAAAACCATGTTGAAAACACTACTTGAATTGATAGCTGGTGCTTTTTGTTTCCTGATTATGTATTGTTTTTTTATACTTTTATTGTCTGCTTAATAGGGGGTTTATCATGAGTTTATTGCAAGAAATTGAGCAGCATGGTCTAGCAGATTGTGAATTCAATAGGAAAAATACTCTGCTTACTTATTGGTTATTTGTTTTCAATGAGCAAATGAGCGATGGCGATGATGGTTGGGAAGAACTAGATTTTGATGATGCACCAAGTAATTTACACTTTCGTCATTGGCTAGCAACTTGGAAAGAAGATTCTAGGGGAAAGCTTTTAAGCTTAATTTAAGACGTTTAATCTGGTTTAGGCTAGTCTGGTATAGGCTAGCCTTTTTTATCGCTTTAAACGGGCTTAAAATCAATTTAAAGGGGATTATTATGGGTAAGCTTAAAGAAAGCATTATTGTTTCACAAGAATATAATGAATCTGATAATTTTGTTATTGATCCAACTATTGATCTGCAGCAAATAATTGATTGTTTAATTGAAGGTGCTACTGCTTTCACAATGTTATCAAACCACTGCCCAGTAGATGAAAAGCATTACTTTTTAGATAAACGCAATCAATTGACTAATTGTGCTGCTCTTTTGACATCATTGATTTAACGGGCTTTTAAGACGTTTTCAGGGTGGGATGGTATCTTTCTATTCCCACGCCTGATTTATCAGTCCCACGCGCCCGTATGCGCGTTTAAACCCTACTCTGGAGGATTCATGTCCACTCCTAAGAAACTCTACGCTGTCACTCCGCTGGCACAACCGGACGCGCAGCCAAGCGCAAGACCCAAAAGGGTAAAACCCCAAGCCCCCAAGCCCACATCAATCCTAGATCAAAACTTTGCTTACACAAGTTCAGCAGGTACAGACCTGAGAGCTAGATTCAAGGCTATGGGATTCAAAACCCCAAAGGTAAAAAGAGTTAAGTAAATGTTACTGCTTAATTTTTAAGCACCTATTATATGTTTTTCTATTGAGATAAAGAAAATAGTCGATAGTTCTTTGTATAAAGAACTATTCATAGACTTTATATATATCAAGAACCATGCCAGATAAAGTTATCCACAGGTTATCCACAGATAGATAGTCCCTATTGCTATCTACAAACCCATAATTATTATTCATAGACAATAATCTGATAATCAATTACATTGCGTTTGCAGTATCTTTTTAAATTACAACTAGGAGGATTTATGAAGTATCTATTCGCTTTGTGGTTAGCTGTTACTGCCCCATTGGTGTACGCATCATGCACGTATCACACCTATTGCGACCAGACAGGACGTTGCACTACTTGTAATACCTGCTGCTACGGAAACAACTGCACAACCAACTGCTACTAAATTAGACAACCCTTTCGGGAGATTAGGAAATGACATATTTGAAAGACATTAAAGTGTGTGTTGATTGCACTTTCTACGGTACACCTCACGGTCAACGTGACCGCTGCATCCATCCAAAACTAACCAGTATTGATTTAGTTACTGGTAACGCTGAATACCCTTACTGTCACGCAGAGAGACGCACACAACTGCCAGACCATTGCGGTGATAAAGCTACCCTATTCGTTCTAAACAGAGAAGCAGAGAGCGACCGATTAGAGCGACTTAAAGAGCTTGAGGAGGCTATGCGTGAAGCCCCTACCCTATAACGAAGATGACGTTAATCGCGCCATAGAGAGGCTTACAGCGGTTCTGGAAGATGAATTCGGTAATGACCTAGCGGGATGGGGGTCAGCCACTCTGGTACTGCTCTGCTCAATCATAGATATGGCTGGCGTTGATAGAGAAGAAATAGTCGCTCACATATTAAAGCCAACACACTTTAAGGATTTGCAATGACTAAGGATGACATTACCCGTATGGCTAAAGAAGCTGGATTTTGTGGCTTTGATGGCGATAACAAATGCTTGCGAGAATTTGCCAATTTAGTTGCAGTAGCCGAGCGCGAAGCGTGTGCGAAGGTAGCCGAGTCATATGAACCAAGATGCGATACCTGTCCTAGCGGTGTTGCAAATGCTATCCGCGCAAGGGGGCAGGAATGATTACTCTTACACGCGAGGAAGCGCAGCAGGTGCTGGATGCTTTAAAACATTTGTGCGCGCACACAACAGCAATTAAAGGATATGACGGGCATAAAGTCCAACCACCGATAAATATGCTTAAAGCCAAACTAAAGCAGCCAAAGAATAGTTTTAATCCTGATTGGGACGCAATGGCTGTGATGGTTGAGGAACAACAACGGATGGCAAAGCGGATTGAGGGATTGGAAGCGCAACTAGCGCAGCCTGAGCCAGCAGAATGTGACGGTGGGCAGTGTGGTATTGGCGGGTATTGTAAAGAGTGTCCAAAGACGCAGCCTGAACCGGAGCCGGTGGCGTGGATTAGTCACAACGCTGGCTTATATCACGGCAAACCAGATGAATCACTTAATCCTTTACCACTCTACACCGCACCACCAAAGAAAGAATGGGTAGGGTTGACTGATGAAGAAATAAGAGAAGGAAACAAGGACTCATGGGTTACTAGGCAAGCATGGGAATCTGCTGCTTGGTGGGCTGAAGCAAAACTAAAGGAGAAGAACACATGACAATGCACACGTATCCGCTAAACGATTTGCGCGAACATGAAACTGATAAAGGTGCATTTTGCTGGTGCAGACCGGAGTACGACGAGGAGTATGACTTGTACGTACACAGAAGCATGGATGGGCGCGAAGAATACGAAGAAGGAAGGAAGCCGACATGAACGAACAAATTAAACAACTTGCTAAACAGGCAGGGTTTTATAAGTATGGCGATGATTTTGAAGACATTATAGAAAAATTCGCCGAGTTGATTGTGCAGGAATGTATCAGCATTGCTCAAGATCGTGCCGCATTTGATTGGGCTGCACCTAATGATGTGAATCATATTATTAGTGAGATAAAAGAACATTTTGGAGTTGGTGATATACCCGCGCCATCGAAGCCAAACTAAAGGAGAACAATTATGACAAGCGTTAATACAGATGATTTTGCACCAGAGGTACGTAATGCAGCATGGTGGTCAGGTGACTCCAGACTAGCAGCTAACGGTCGCGCTGCTGATGCAATCCTAGTGAAACAGGGAAAGAAGGAGCCGCCTGATCTATCTGAAGTGGAAGAAGTACAGATGGGTAAGGTGATGGAGCCAACCATTGCCAGACTCTTTCAAGACAAGCACAAGATAGAACTGAAGGACGCTGACTATGTTCTTTCGCATAAGACTGAGCCGTGGCTTAAATCTCATTTTGACTACATCAGTGCAGATGGACGAATACTCGTTGAATGCAAAAACTACAACGCTGGCGTTCTGTCTAAGTTCGATGAAGAAACAAACATGGTTCCTGCTGCTGATATGGCGCAACTCATTCACGAAGCGGCTTGTCATAACGTGGAGCAGATATATCTTGCAGTCCTGTTCGGTGGACAGAAGTTCAGAACCTTCCACTTCAACATTACTCAGGAGATGAAGGATGAGCTTGTTCAAACGATGGCAAAGCTTTGGGCAATTGTTGTATCGAATGCCGAGCCAACGGCTAGTGATGTTGAATCAACCAAGCTTATCTGGCCTACTTCAAGTGAGGAAGTCGCAACTGCAACAGGTGCGGTTGAACAGGCTTGCGTTGTGCTTAGTGAATACAAGGCACGAATCAAACTTCTTGAAACCGAAGCAGAGAAGGTTGAGGTTGAGATTAGGGAATATATGGGTGCGAAGGGTTCGCTCGTTAGCGTGGATGGAAAGACGCTTGTAACGTGGCGTAACTCTAAGCCAAGCATGA